TATGACAGGTGATGGTGTAAATGATTCCCCGGCACTTAAAAAGGCAGATGTTGGATTCGCAATGCAGGCCGGATCAGACGTAGCAAAGGAAGCAGGAGACATTATTCTTACAGATAATAACTTCGCAAGTGTCGTAAAAGGTATAGAGCTTGGTAGAACATTTATGCATAATATTATGATGTTTCTTGAGTTCCAGCTGCCAATCAATATATCATTACTCATTATGAGTATGTTATATCCAGTTATTTCTGGAGGAAGCCCGTTCTTAGCAGCAGTACAGATCCTTATTATCAATATCATCATGGACTCTCTGAATTCTCTGAGTTTTGGCGGAGAACCACCGAAAGAAGAGTACATGAAAGAGAAACCATTAAGAAAAGGATCTGGATTATTTATTAATGGTGCAATGGCAAGAATACTTTCTACAACTGCTATGTTTATTCTTATATTCGGAGTTATTATATTTGGATTTGACAATATATTTACAACAGATGTATCAGCGATGACCGCAAGATTTGCCACACTTTGTATCATGGCAGTATTTAATGGATTCTTAATTCGCACAGATAGCATCAATTTATTCAAAGGAATTGGGAAGAATAAACTGTTCATTTATATTGCAATTGGAATCTTTGTAATGACATTTCTGTTATGTAATGTGGTAGGTAGCTTTGTACAGACTACAGTACTTAGCTTATATCAGTGGGGAATTGTATTTGGGCTTCCATTCTGTATTGTTATTGACATTTTGGTTGCACGTTTGATTGAAAAGACAATGATTAATAAGAAATAAGGAGAATAGAAAATGGGATTTTTAGGAAAGTTATTTGGAAAAAAAGAAAATGATACGATAGAGAATACGGTAACGCAGCAGATTACAACAGAAAAAGATTTACAGAACCAGAATGATGAGGAGCCAAATTCTCCTATGATGCCAATTGATATGTCAAAACACCAAGAGAATTTAAATACTGTCCTGATCAATATGTCAAAAGATAACAAAATTGACATGACAAAACATGTAGCGAGAGTAGCATTGGCCATGGATTATTCCGGAAGCATGAGCAATCTTTTCCGTAATGGATCTGTTCAGGAAACAGTTTCTCGGCTGTTACCAATTGCTCTTCGATTTGATGATAATGGTGAACTTGAGAGTTGGTTATTTTCTAACGGAAGTGAAAGACTTGCAGCTGTTACAAAAGACAATTATTCAACATATGTAAGAAAAGTAATGAATAAAGCAAATATGAGTATGGGCGGGACTAACTATGCACCCGTATTAAAGGAAATGGTTTCTTATTATAAAGATATTGAACCAAGTGAAGTGCCAGCATTTATTATTTTTATCACAGATGGAGAAAATTGGGATACGAATGAGACAAATAAAATCGTAAAAGAACTTTCTAATTACAATATGTTTGTACAGTTTATTGGAATTGGAGATGAAAGTTTTAATTATCTTCGATCTTTAGATCATATGGAAGGCAGAAAACATGACAATACTGGTTTTACAGCAGTAAAAGATATGAACAAAATGACTGATGAGCAGCTGTATACAGAGATTCTTCGTCAGTATAAAGATTGGCTCAATAAAAAATAATTCTATACTGTAAATAATAAATTATATATAAATAAAGTAAATTAAAGGAGATTAAGATTATGGCAACAATTAATATGAGCAAAAAACAGAAAATCAGTATGACAAAGGAAGATGGATCTGCAGTAAAGAATTTTTTTATTGGTGTGAACTGGGAGCAAAATAGATACGCCGGAGAAGCCGATATTGATTTTGACATCAATGGAATGCTTACTAATGGAGATCGGAAGGTGACATATCCGGGAGATTTGGTAAATTATAATACATATGGAGATGGATCTGCTTATCCGTGGATTGATTATTCCGGAGATAATCTCACTGGAAATGATTCTCAGGGCATGATGTTTAATGGAAAACATTACGATGAATATTTTATTGTCCACGCAGATCAGTTTCCGGAGAATAAAACAGACTTTACCATTTGTCTTACTATTTTCAGAGCGGTACAGCGCCTTCAGAATTTTGGTATGGTAAGTAATGCAACTATAATGATCTGTGATTATGATAATCCAGACGGAGATAAGTACGAATATAATCTGTCTGAGAATGAGAATTTTGAAAATCTGAACGCCGTAGAGATGGGAAGGCTTTATAAATACGGAGATGGATTTAAATTCCAGGCACTTGGATCAGGATATACCGGAGGAATGACAGAATTGTTTAAGAATTTCGGTCTTGACATTGATGAGGGAAGGGATTAATCATGAAAATTACATTTGGAGCAGTATTATTAATTGCTATTATTGTTGCAGCGTTTTTCTTTTTCAGAAGTAAAACAGGGAAACGAGTAAAAACAAGAGCAACGGGTACAGCAACAGAGGCTATCATTAAAGATGCCTCCACCCCGGAAGGGGCAAAAGCTTATTATAACGAAGCTATTGATGCTAAAAAGGATCAGTATAATAAGGCAAATCAGATCTATACACAGATGCTTGGCAAGATCACTTCTTATGAGGAGCAGCTTCGAGCATTACAAAAAGAAAATATGCAGCTTAATTTAAACATTAACGCTTGTATCGATAAAGGCGATGATGAAGGGGCTAAAGTATATTTGAAGAAACAGCAGGATGCAGAAGATAAGATTGCTGTTTTAAAAGATACACTTAAAGAACTTAGATCTAATGCAACCGCTCAAAAGGAAATGCTTGACAGTGCGCTTCAGGCGGTAAATGATCTTAAGTCTGAAAAGGATAAGGCAATTCTTACTCTTGAAACGGCGCAGGTTACAAAATCCTTACAGGTTACTCCTGGCGCTTCAGACAAGGAAGAAGACAAAATGCTTGAAGTTGTTCGTGAAGGTATCAAAAAGCAAAAAGAAGCTGCAGACGGTACAAAGGCTGCATTTGATGCATCTGCAGATGTACAGCAGAAGCGCCTTGATAAGAAGATGAAAGACGAGGCCATTGATAAGAAACTGCAGGAGTTAAAAGTAAGGAAAGGAAAATAAAATGGTCGCATTAAATATGGGAACATTTGTTATATGCCTCGCGCTTGCCTTTCTGGCAGGCGTGGTGGTAAAAACTATTATATCGAGAAAATAAAGGTGTGCAATATGTTGATAAGAAAAGAAATTATTCCAATAGATGAGGTATATTCAGCAGTAAAAGATGTATTGTTCGAACCAAATAGAAAGAAATCTTTTGTTAATATTCGTGGGGATTTAATTAAAGGAAATAGTCAGCGATTTCAGACGTTTTTTACAAAAGGATTGAAATGCGTCTCTTGTGGAATAGAAGGCAAATATTTCGCAAAGGAAAAAACAAAGGGAGATAAGAGATATCATTTAAATCTATATGCTATAGATGGTAATGGAAAAGAGGTATTAATGACAAAAGATCATATTTTTCCTCATAATAAAGGCGGAAAGAATAATATCTCTAATTATCAAACTATGTGTGTGAAATGCAATGTAGCAAAAGGAAGTAGGATATTATAGGAGGAGACAATTATGAGTTTTGTTGTAAAAGGTAGTTTTGGAGAGATTGAAGTGGATTGTATTATAAATGGATTGATAACACCTAATAAGATGATTATGTTTAATGCTATGCTTGTGGATGGCAGGAAGATATTTGTAGGGATTGCCCCAATAAACAAAGGTTATCAAGAAGCATTAGAGCAGATTCAAGAAATCAATAAGATACTTGAAGGGGCAAATTGTAAAAAAGAAAAAGCAGCACCAGCCCATAAACCTAAGTACAAATGGGGAGACTGGAAAGAAGTTTACACTTATTTTATGGACCCATTTTCTCGTAGAGAAAAACTATTAGTATATAATGTTAGAACTAATGGTAAGAGAGTGCAGGTAGAATTCGACGGTGTAAAAGCTATGGCTTCTTGTAATATTGAAGCAGGAGATCAATTTGATTATAAGTTTGGTAGGGAACTGGCAGAGCGAAGATTGATTGCGAAATTGATTGAGAAACGTGCAAATTCATATTATATAAGCAAAATCAACAAAACAAATTAAATTAACTTTGCGTATTGACAAACACAACTTGATATGCTATACTAAATACATAGTCAAGGATGACAACAGCACAGAGGAGTGAAAGCTCCCTGTGCTAAATAAAAAGAAGAAAGAAATTTAATTATACAAACAATGAATGTAGCGGTATGATGAAATTGGCTAGACATAATAGACTTTGACTCTATTGAGCAGTAGCTCGTGTGGGTTCGAATCCCACTA